TCAAGTTTTAGTTGGTCAATTCGTTTTTGGTTTTTTGACATAATTTTAAGAAGGTTTGTTTGCTAATAATTGTGTTTTATATAAAGCTTTCACTGCATCTGTCCATACAAGATTGCATAAATTTTTTACTTCATCAGGTATGGCTGTAACTCCGTCAGGTTCTTTATCTAAGACAGTGTCTACAAAATTGCCTGATTCATCAAGTACACCGCAATTTAAAGTGTATCTTTCATAAGACTTTGAAATTTCAACATCATCTTTTTTGATAATTGTTGCTTTTCTTACTTGTACGTGCTTACAAGTAGATACGACCTCTAATTTATCGTATTCGAGTGATTCTGTAAGTGCCATTAGGATTAATCTCCGATTAAAACAGATTTAGGCTTAGTTTATAGACTTAGCTCGGTCTATGCTGTTCTATAACAAAAATTCATACGAAATCTTCTACCAGTCAAAAATGATCTTGTTTGTATATGACCACCAGCTAAATTAAATATATCTACTCTTGACTCATTTTTACCAACAAAAAATACTGTATTTGATTCATCTGCATCCCTAGCGGAACTACTTGTCTCGCTAATAAATGGATAACCAATGCTTTGCTCTCCATTTGTAAGGTCTTGCGAAGTAAAAGGTAAACTTTGTATAAGTCCAGTTTGTGAAACATCTGAAGCACCACTAAAGCTAACATCCATCATTATGTAACACAAATTTCCAACCTTTACATATCTTGAGGGGAAATTTTCAGTTAATGTACTTCCGATAGTATTTGTAGCCGTAAATACGCCCTCTTCATAGTCATTTAAAAGCTCACTTTCCATTCCTGAAGCACTACCGTCTGCGGCAAAATCAATACCTTTACCAGATGGCATTGCTAAACCATTAGCTGTAAAAGTACCAGCCAAAGAACCACTTGTATTTCTGGTATGGAATGCAATATTTCTTTCTGTACCTGAGTTACTCGATGCCATAACAGTTGCTAATGTATCATCAACTCTTATCTGCATACGATTATTATCATTTGTCGCTTGACCTTTTAGGAAAACAGTACCATCCTCATTAGTTGCAATTATTCTTTGAAAAGTAATAGCGGAATCTGCCGAATCTACACCAGCACGTTCAAAAAAGAATTTGCCAGCTTCCTGAGTAAATCGACTAGCCTCATCTGCCTTTATTCGTTTATTACCCGAGCTATCCAAATAAACATTATTTGCTAAAATTACAAAATTAGAATCGTCATATAAATTAGTTGAACCCCCAATTTGTAAACTTGTAACTGAGGAACCATGAGCATCTGGAGTTATACCTATACCTACGTTCCCCGACTGATCTATTCTGAGTCTTTCATCTAAAACTGTTGTATCATCATCAACTGTAAAAAATGCTAAAGCAGTGCCTTTTGCTGATGCAGTGTGGTTTTGATCTGCAAATGTTCTAATTGATGCACAAGTCGCACCAGTGCCATCATTATTATCTTTAATATGAAAATCTATACCTGATAAATAATCTCCATCACTAGCAGCAGCAGCAGTATTACCAAGAGTTAATGTAGTTCCCTCAACGTCTTGAACATGAAGTTTTGAAAGTGGGGCAGTATCAACACCAATACCAATTCTGTCTGTACCACCATCGAGAAAAAATAATCTTGTATCAGTATTTCCTTCAATTCTAAAATTTAAATTACTTCCACCATCATTAAAATTAGTCTCAGCCGTATTCATTTCCATTCTAGTTGCACCGGCAGTTGCAATCCCTAAAGCATTTGCCTCTGGCCTAAAAATTCCACAATCTAAATCGTTTCTAAACGCAAGACCCGGATTTGAAGCGGAACCGTCTTCAAGAGTTAACGTACCATCGAGTTGTAAAAGTTCTACCCACCCATCGTTTGCGCTGTTTCGTATTTTTAAAATTCCTGTTGTAGTATCAGCCCACCACATATAGGCATATCGAGTTGCAGGCTGTGATGAACTTGAATTATTACTTACAATCGCAGCTAAAGCATTATTGATGTCTTGCCGGACGTTGGCGCCGGTTGAGTTGTCGATTACGTAATCATGTACCGGAGGCATAATTTAACTCAATTTTTTCTTTAAGGTTATCATAATTTTAAGAACCGCGCCCAAAACCAACAGCTGTATATCTAAAATTTCTATCAACATGACTTGAACCGTTTTTAATATCTATTGAAAAACCTGAACCAGTAATATTTGACAACAAGAAAGTATCTCCCGCCTGTGCGTTTTCAATAGAAATTCCTATTGATGGCAAAGCTGAACCCGCAGAAATACTTGTGCCGCTACTGCCCGTAAAGAACGAATTTTCAAAAACCACCGCCTTCTGTGAAGTACCTGAAGCAATTACAGCCGTGCGGTTTTCTGTTCTTCTTTCTAGTTCTGCGCTAAATCCTAATTGATCTATTTCAATTGATTGCGCGGGGTCATCCGATGTCATTTCACATTTAAATCTAAAACCACGCCCGATAAATGTTCCATTTGCAAAAGTATTATATGGTGTGAAGTCTGCGCCAAAAGTACAATTTCCGCTTGTATTTAATGAAGTTGCAGAAGTTAAAACAAAACTATTTGCATCGGGAACAGATTGAATTTGATATTCGCCATCAACCCCTGTTCCGCTTGTAAAGTCAACAACAACAAAACTTCCCGCAGCGTAACCATGAGAAGTTTTTGTAATTGTTATTATTGTTCCCGCACCGCCTGAACCATTGTTTATTGTATAGCTATTTCCAGTAAATGACGCATTAGGGTCATTGTCTGTTTGGCTGACAAGTAATTTTGCGTTAACGTCAAACGCTGTCGCGGAATCTACGTCCGTCCATGTATCAATATTTCCTGTTCTACTATCAAATAAATCATTAGGATAAAAACCTTGTGTGACAAAATGACGTTTCAATATCAAAGGTTGTTTGCTTCCTAAATCTAATTTATTTGCAAATTCATATGAACCAGAAGATGCAACATCCCCAGAAAAATCAAAATCTGAAAGTTGGTCAACATCTGCAACTGTATCAAATAAAACTGTTGAGTCTAAAACAAGACCATTTACATCATCACTAAAAAAAGCATTTACTTTTGTGCCTGCAAAAGGCGGCGAATCTGTATCTTCTCTATCTGTAAAAACAGCAAGTTTTGGCAATGGGTCGGGCGTTGTAACAATTACAGATGTTTCTCCTTCGCTTAATCTCCCGCCATCATCACGAAATTTAAGAATATATTCGCCGGTCAATGCGGGAACAAGTGTTTCTGCAATACTTCCCGGCAAAGCGGGCAAAAGGTCAACTGAATTTGTAAAAGTACCAGTTCCATCAGTAAGGTTAGAATGCCTGACTATCACGTTTCCGCCGTGGGTCACGTCAATATCAGTTGCCTTATCAAAACGTAGTCGTACAAACTGATCTGAGACAGGTTCAACAACTAAATTTGTGACATCTTGCGGTCTTGCAGTTTTACCAACAGCATTAAATGTAAGATTATTAGAAGTTGCGGAAAGTTGCGCGTTGATATTGTAACTAAAAACTTGAATTTCATAAGTTCCAAGCTGACTATTCATAATTTCAAAATCAGGACTTGAAACTTTTGTTGATACAAAATTTCCATTGTTAAAACGATAATTAACTTGATATTCGACAACGCCTGTTATTGGTTGCCAACTGATAATTATTTTTGAGACAGCCTGATTATTAATCGGAACAATTTTTTCTACCGCTGAAAGGTTAGAAGGCGGCGGCTGAAGTTCATTTAAAATGGAAACATTTCTAACAGGTAAAGTTGCACCATCCTCAATAAAGTCATATTTAGTATCTATGTAAGAAAGCGCTGTAATTGTATAATTAATAGAATCTGTTTCTTCAACTGTAATTACTCTAAATTTTTGCGATTGAACAGTTGAATTTTGAATTAAATATATTGTGTTTGCGTTTGGGGTTTGTGAAAATGCAGCGCTAACAGTTACAACGCCGTTTGTAATATCTGAAATATCTTTTGTCTCAACTGTGCCATCAGGCAAAATTAAAGATAAAGTCGGGCTGTTAGTAGTCGGCAAATCGGTATTTTCAGTATCGTCAACTGTAACAACTGTTGTTGAAGTAACGCTTTTTAATCTTCCTGAACGTCTTACACCCGCACGAACAGGGTCATTGATCTCTATAACAGCGCCCGGTCTAACCATCAAGCCGCCTTCCATTGATGTCGTAAATGTAACTAGTTCAGATTCATTTGCTTCCGAGAATGCAATTGCTTTTGCCAATCTTTGCGCTTGACCGCGTGATGTACACGCAAAACCTTTTACTTGTTTTATAACAGTTCCAATTTTTGCTGATAATGTAGTATTTTCAAAAACTTCATAATCTATTTCTTGCGAATCCATGTTGAAATATGAAACAGATATAACTGAATGTCTTTGCTTTAAACTTGAGCCAGAATAATTAAAACCATCACTTGAAATATTGGCAAGTGAGAACAGGAACGAAGAATCTTTCGGGGAATCTTGAGCTAATAATATAGAGCCGGTTGACCATATCGGCATACAACGCATTACGCCCGCAAGTTCATTTATCAAGTCAAATGCAGAACTTGAAGATTGAATATTAACATTGCAAGAAAATCTGGCTTCCTGTCCGCCGAAGCCATCATCAACAAGAGTATTTGCAAATTTTGATGCAGTAACGAAAGAAAATAAATCAAGGTTTGCATCTGCAATATGTGTTCCGAATCCGTACCTCTCAGTAGTTAAAAGATCAAGCAAAATCATCGAAGGACATGAACACCAAACCGCCGAACCCATAACGCCATTAAAAATGTATCCGTCAGGATAGACAATTCGGCCTGTTGCAGAATCGACAGTTGGGGTTCCTGAACTAGAAGCACCAGCGCCCGGAATCCTTACTTTGATACCACGGATGCGGAATTTCCGGCGAGGGATTGAACTGAACTGTTGAGAATCAAGCCTTATTGCGTTATATGCTGAGTTTGCATAAGTGCTTGCATCGTCAATTATTTCTGCAAAACTTGTAAATTGAAAACTATCAATCAATGATGAATCTGTTGAATCTGCTGTAACTCTTATAACTCTTATATCAACGGGAAAAGAACCTGTGATTTTTACTGAATAATCTTTTTGATATGCGTCAGCGGTTCGACCTGTGATTGTATCTTCTATAACATCTGTAAAACCTCCCGAATTGTATTGAACAGCAACTTTTAATTGAACTGTTGAACCTAAAAGATCGCCTTCGTTTGTTGCTTTTTGTATTTGTGGAAACGATATTGAAACTTTTATCCGATCAACATTTGTATTTGTAATTTGTCTTGTTACTGGCGAAGCCGCTGTAACTGTGACGCCGACAGGTGTTATTGAAGAAGAACTTTCAATACCATCAATTTTTGTCTGGTTTGCAGTTCCAAAACGTGGCGTAAAAGTAACGTTTTGAAAATTAAAATCGACATCTTGTGGACTTGAAGAAGATGCTGTTGCTTTTAAAACAGGGGTATCGTTTAGAAAAACATCTTTTAAATATGCGTTGTTATATGCTGTTGAAGTGCGATCTGTTATACCTTCCTTTGAAGCCGTTGCAGAGCCTTCAATTTCGCCTTCTGATATAAGGTCAAGAAAAGTTGCAAATTGCTTACTGTGAAGCGTATCAGGGGTTCTTGTCGGTTGTCTTGGGGGCGGCGGCGAACCTCCACCACCTGAACCGCGAATAATTTTTCTTTTATCGGTCATGCCTGAACTTGCTCCGTATCAACACCGCCAGAAATCACAACTGAGCCAGTAAAAATCTCCCCGTAAACAATAGGAACAGGCGTTCCCGCGCGGCTTGTCTGTTGCGTTCCTGAAAAGCTAAACGATAAGCGCGGGTCTTGTTCACTTGAAAATTCAGGCATTTTTGGCGTAGGAAAAAGCATCCCACTTACACCGCTAAGAACTAAACTTGCACCGATAAGACCAAGAGCCGCCGAACCATATGCCCCTGCCGCATATAAACCTGTCGCACCTATCAAACCACCTCCACCCGCTAATCCCGCACCTGAACCGCCTGCAAAAAGACCCGCACCCATCGGCGTGAATGATAAACCTATCAAGGCCACTCCAAGAAGCACTTTTCCGAAATTACCCCCCGAACCTGAAATAACAGGTACAAAAGATATATCTGATTTACCAATAGGATTGTGAAGCTCGTCCGCACCAATCTCTTCCTCATTAGTTATGACTTTATAATATCTATTTGCCATATGACTTTCCAGTTGCGGAAAATTATTTATAAGAAAACTTACGGCTTGAGCTACATTAGAAACATTTATGTCTTCAAATTCTTTATGACCGACTTGTTTTGCCAGTTCTCCATATAACTTAATTTTGCGAAGCATAACGTAACCTCATTCCTGTGCATTTTAACAACCAAGGGTTGTAAGGTTCTTTACAAGATAGTCTATCTCTTAAATGATGTATTACATCGCCATCTACAAAAATCGCCACATGATTCAACCCGACAGCGCCGATTGACATAAATAATAAATCGCCATTTTCTAGTTTTTCGTCATTTTTTAATTCAACAAATCCTGTATCTTTCGCGCATCTTTCAAACATCGGGTCATCTTGAAATTCTTCAGGTGTTGTTGGCCTTTCCCAATCTCTAAGTTCTACATCTAATTTTTCTTTGTAGTATCTGCGAACAAGTGACCAACAATCAGAAACACCCCAAACCCAAGGCAAACCGATCATATCTGGTTCATATCCTGACGGGGAATATTCGCCCCATGTTTCGGTTTTAGGGTTGACAATATACCAAGGCAAGTTTGATTGCTCACAGCTTATTTTATCGGCTTCTGAAGCAACAGGCGGTGTTGTCGGGTGTGAATGTATTATTGCAATAATTTCTCCAAGAGAATCCCCCGCAACAAAATCTTCTGGATTCATTATGAAACATTGATGCGAAGTAATTGCTAAATTTTGACAAGGAAAATATTTTTCTTTCCCGCGAATATTTAACAAAAGCCCGCAAGATTCTTTCGGGTCTTGTTCCTTGGCATGAAGCAATGCGTCAGCCTTCCAATTCATCCTGTAATCAATCCAATGCTTGGAAATTCTGCGCGGGTGCATTGACGTTTAGGCGCTCGAACTCCCGCCATGTCAAAAACAGCCGCAAGTTCAAAAGAAACAACAGTTCTATTTTCTGCCGATTTTCTATCAATAATATATATTTCTTGCGGAAATTCTGCTGTATTGTCTGGGGTTCCGTATGGGTTTACATCGCTTGGAAAATTAGCGGCATCAAGAAATCTTGCCTGTGTTCTAATCCTTTTGACAGTTGCACCTGTCAAATCATTTCCTGTTGTAACAGCATTTACTGTAAGAAGTATTGCTGAAAGTGTTCCAAGAGCGTTTGAAAAAGTAAGGGTCGGGCGTGGTAATTGTCCTTTTCCATATTGAAAACCTTCTGCCTGAACAGGAAATCTTGTATAAGAATTTCCCTGCCAAATTATTTCGCCGTTATCTTTCAAACTTGTTCCCGCATGAAAACGATAAGTTGTTGTTGCGCCGTGTAGTGAATTATCAAGAGTTAAAGTAAACAGTTCAATTACCGCTGACGGATTGACATTCTGTAATTCACTTACAATTTTATCTGTACTCATGCTTCAAATACTTGCCTGAATGTAGCGCTGATTGAAGCCCTGTTATTATATGGAATAGATTTCGACCAACTTTCGCA